ATATTAATGGAGGTAATAAGTGGCTGTATTAAATTCTAAAGAAATTTGCAAACATTGTAAATTCTTTTCTTTTGGCGATGTATTAGGAAACTGCCATCGCTATCCTCAAGCATTAAATAAACACGAAAACAATTGGTGCGGTGAATACATCGAAGATCAATCACGCATAACCATTGAATTTGTTAAACATGAGATCAAACTTGATATGAAATCAGATCAAGAATCAAAAGCGAAAGGCAAAAAGAAATGATTAGACCCTTTGCAGACAAAATTCTAGTAAAACCTATTGAACGTGAAGATAAGTCAGCCATACCTGGCTTTGTTTACGCTGAAGAATACAATACAGGTGTCGTAGTAGCAGTTGGTTCTGGTAAAAAGATTAAAGAAGGTAAATATGATATTATGCCTGTATCTGTAGGTGACCGAATTAGATTTGGCACTATGGGTAAAGACGAATATCTTAAATTTCAACCTGTCATGGATAATGGCGAGAAATATCTCATCATGTCATGGCAAGATGTAGCGTTTATAGAGGAAAAGGAATAAAATTATGCCACTAAAAAAATCAACAAGCAAAGAAGCTTTTAAATCTAACATTAAAGCTGAAGTAAAAGCAGGAAAACCTATTAAACAGGCAGTTGCAATCGCCTACAGCGAGAAGCGAGAAGCAGCTAAAAAGAAGAAAAAGTAATACTTTTTTAAATAATTAAATCAAAAAAAGTGATATATATTACACATTTTAACCAAGGAGCAAATCATGGCCATTAAGTTGGAACTTGAAATCAAAGAAGCAGAATTAGTATTAGCAGGCGTTTATAAACTTCCTATGGAAATTGCAGAGCCTTTAGTAGCTAAAATCAAAAATCAAGCATTACCACAAGTGCAAGAACAATCTACTCCTGTAGAAGTTACTCCAGCAGAACCATTGCCTGAAGAACCACAAGTCTAATGCAAATCGAAAAGAGGTTGCTATCGGACTTAATTCCGTATATCAACAACTCTAGGAAACATTCAGACAATCAAGTTGCACAAATTGCAGCTTCAATTAAAGAGTTTGGATGGACTAATCCTATATTAGTTGATGGTGATAACGGAATTATTGCAGGCCATGGTCGTATTATGGCGGCTAAAAAGCTAGGCATGACTGAAGTTCCTGTCATTGAATTAGCACATCTATCTAAAGAACAACGCAAAGCATTAATCATTGCAGACAATAAGTTAGCATTAAACTCTGACTGGGATACAAACCTATTAGCTATTGAGTTAAAAGACTTACAAGATTTAGGCTTTGACTTAAATTTAACAGGGTTTGATGGCGATGAATTGGCCAATTTATTAACTCTTGATCAAATTGATGGTTTAACTGATGAAAATTCTGTTCCTGAAACACCTGAAGAACCCAAAACCAAGCTTGGCGATATATATATTCTAGGAAATCATAGGTTAATGTGTGGGGATAGCACAAGTATTGAATCAGTAGAAAAATTAGCAAATGGCCTTGTAGATATATTAGTTACTGATCCTCCATATAATATTGCTTATGAAGGTGGTAGTAAAAAAAGAGAACAAATCAAAAATGATGAAATGGCCGATGATCAGTTTAGGCAATTTTTAACTGACGCATATATTGCAGCCAATGCAGTTATGAAAGCTGGAGCTGTATTTTATATATGGCACGCTGATACTGAAGGTTACAATTTTAGAGGTGCAGCTAAAGATATGGGTTGGAAAGTAAGACAAACGCTTATATGGAACAAAGACAATTCTGCCTTTGGTCGTTCTGATTATCATTGGAAACATGAGCCATGTTTATATGGTTGGAAAGATGGCGCTGCGCATTTATGGGCATCAGATAGAAAGCAGGTAACTGTTATAGAATGTAAAAGACCATCTAAATCAGACTTACATCCAACTATGAAGCCTGTAGAACTAATGGAATATCAAATATTAAATAATACTAAAGGCATGGATGTTGTATTAGATTTGTTTGGTGGTAGCGGTAGCACATTAATAGCTTGTGAAAAATTAGGTAGACAAGCAAGATTAATGGAACTAGACCCTAAATATTGTGACGTAATCGTTAAACGTTGGGAAGACTTTACAGGAAAGAAAGCGGAGTTAATACAAAATGAGCTATAAAAGATGGTTTATTGTATTTAAGCACGATCACTCGCCATTAGATGAATGTATATTTACACATAAGGCTAAAGCATTGGATAAATTAGATACTTTACCTAACAAAAACAAGCTAACTGTGGCTCAATTAGAGTTTACAATAACAAAGATAGTAACATCTTGATTAAAAAGACATTATTTTAAACACTTTACGCTAATAAAAAGATGCTAGAACACGTTCCTACTGATAAGACAAGAGAGCAAGTATTAAGCGCTTCAGGGCTAGGATTGCCTCAACTGCAAATAGCTGCATTGTTGGGCATATCTGATGTCACTTTGCGTAAGCATTACGAGAAAGAATTAGCTGTGGGTAAAGCGACTGCATCTGCTAACGTGGCTAAATCTTTATACAATAAAGCCCTATCTGGTGACACGACTGCTGCAATATGGTGGACTAAAGCTCAAATGGGCTGGGGTGAAACCAATACCACTAAATTTGGTAACATTGATGGCACGCCACTTGAAGGCATACAAGTTACCTTTGTAAAGTCAGATGGATCAACAACAACTTAAAGATGCTATAGCCAGGGTTCAGTTTCCTTATAAGCTTAATTGTCTATTTGAACCTAAAGAATCACGTTACCGAATATTATATGGTGGCAGAGGCGGTGCAAAGTCTTGGGGTGTCGCAAGAGCTTTATTGATTAAAGGCGCTAAAAAACCTACTCGTGTATTGTGCGCTAGAGAGTTTATGACATCTATTAAAGACTCGGTGCATAAATTACTATCAGATCAAATCATTGATATGGGTTTAGATGGGTTCTATGAAATAACTCAAAACTCTATTCGTGGAGTAAATGGCACAGAGTTTGCTTTTGTAGGATTAAAGAACAATATTGCTAATGTAAAGTCGTTTGAAGGTATTGACATAGCATGGGTAGAAGAAGCCCAAACCGTATCAAAGACTAGTTGGAATGTATTAATACCAACTATCCGTAAAGAGTTATCAGAAATATGGATAACATTTAACCCTGAATTAGAACAAGACGAAACTTACCAACGTTTTGTAGTTAATCCACCTGAACACGCTGTTGTTCAACGTATTAATTGGAACGATAACCCTTGGTTTCCTGAAACATTACGATTAGAAAAAGATGCGTTAAAGAATCGTGACCCTGCTGCATACAATAATGTATGGGAAGGCTTATGCAGACTTACCGTTGATGGCGCTATTTTTGCTAATGAAATGAATATGGCAGAGTTACAAGGCAGAATTACAACAGTGCCTTACGATGCCACCAAACCTGTTCACGCAATCTTTGATTTAGGATGGGCAGATCATACAGCTATATGGTTTGTGCAATTTATAGGCATGGAAACAAGATTGATTAGATATTTGCAAGATACGCAAAAAACTATCAGTCATTACTTGTCAGAAATGCAAAAGTTTGGGTATATATACGAAACATTACACTTACCACATGATGCAGAAAGCAAAAATATTGCGTCTAATGGTAGGTCAATAGATGACATAGTAAGAGCAGCAGGTTATAAAACTAATATATTGCCTAGAGTTCCTGTGGTTGATTCCATAAACGCTGCACGAACCATATTCAGTTCTTGTTATTTTGATAGAGAAAATTGCGCAGATGGTCTTCAATGTTTACGCCATTATCGTTACGAAGTTGATCCCGATACAGGTCAATTTAGTAGGACACCTTTACATGATGTTTATAGTCATGGTGCAGATGCTTTTAGATATATCGGATTAATGATTCATGACAAAAAAGAACGTAAGATTCAAAAGCAAACATTTACACCAAATGTAGGTTGGATGGGGTAAAATAGCGAAAGGTCTAATAGTATCTAGCTATTAAACCTTTCTTACCACATTAATTTACAGGAATTAAAATGGCTATTAAAGATTTTGACATAACAAAAGAAATATTGCATCAATATTTTGAATATAAAGATGGTGTTTTATATTGGAAATTATCAGTAAGCAATAATGTAAAAGCTGGTTATAAAGCAGGATGCACAAACAATAATGGATATACCATTATTAAATTATTTAAAAAATATATATATGCTCATAGAGCTATATTTATGATGTTTAATGATTATGTTCCAAATATAGTGGATCATATTGATGGAAATGCTAGAAATAATCGTATTGAAAATTTAAGAGATACAAGTAAAGCTCAAAATGCCTGGAATAGTAAATTGCATAAAAACAATTCTAGTGGCATTAGAGGTGTTAGTTGGAACAAGCAAACAGGAAAATGGAAAGCAGAGATTCGTGCAAATGGTCAATGTTATTTCCTAGGCAGATTTTCAACGTTAGAAAGCGCAAAAAAAGCTATTGATTTAGCAAGAAATAAATATCATGGTAAATATGCAAGAATTAATTAGGAAATAAACATGGCACGAATTAAAAAAACTCAAGTTGTTGATAATGACCCAAGAATCCAAGACGCGATTCAATTCTTACAGTTTGCTAATGAAGCAGACCAAATGAATAGAAGTGAAGCGTTAGAGGATTTAAAGTTTGCAGCAGGTGACCAATGGCCTGTAGAAATTCAAAATTCAAGAGTTTTAGAAGCAAGACCATGTTTAACAGTCAATAAAGTTGATGCGTATTGCCGTCAACTCACTAACCAAATGCGTCAACAACGCCCTCGCATGAAAGCGCATGGCATGAATAATGAAACAGACGCAAAGATGGCCGAGATCATTACAGGTATTTTCCGTCACATTGAAGTTCAATCAGATGCAGACCAAGCCTATGATAAAGCTGGTGACTTTGCAGTAAGAATGGGTTGGGGCTATTGGCGTGTAACTACAGATTATGTTCGTGACGATTCATTCGATCAAGAAATCTACATTAGAGCTATTGATAACCCTTTTACAGTTTACTTTGATCCTAATTCAGTTATGCCTGACGGATCAGACGCAGAGAAAGTATTAATTACCACAGTTATCAGTAAAGAAAACTTCAAGAAAATGTATCCTAATGCCGAAGTGGATCAAGGATTCACAATGCGTGGCACAGGTGACACTAATCCTGAATGGGTTATGAAAGAGGATATTAGACTAGCTGAATACTTCTACACAGAACGCACACCGATTAAATTACATTTACTATCTGACGGCACAACAGTTAAGTCAGATGAATTACCACCACAAGACGTTTTAGATATTGCAGGCATTACAATCGTTGAAACAAGGGACTCATACGAGAAAAAGATTAGATGGTGCAAACTAACATCTATGGAAGTATTAGAAGAAGGCGAATGGGCAGGTAAATACATTCCTATTATTCCTGTTTATGGCCAAGAAACCGTCGTTGAGAATAAGAAAAAGAAATTTGGTATTGTAAGAATGGCCAAAGACCCACAAAGAATGTATAACTTTTGGCAAACTTCACTCACCGAGTCAGTAGCGTTAGCACCTAAAGCTAAATGGTTGTTAGCTGAAGGTCAAGATGAAGGCCATGAAAACGAATGGGCTATGGCTAATATTAAATCTATGCCTGTTTTACGCTATAAACAAACAGACATTGATGGTAAACCTGCACCTGCTCCACAAAGATTGCAACCTGAACCACCACCAGCAGGGATTATGGCAGCTGCTCAATCAATGACCACAGACTTAATGCAAGTTGTAGGTATATTTGATCCAGCACAACTTCCTACGG